ACCGACGGCATGCTTTGCATGGTTATTCCTCTTTGAAATGAGATAAGTTTAGCATTTGTTCAATTTCCTCTTCGAACGAGAATTCACCGGTTTCAAGATCGAGAGATTGTAAGTAGTGTAACTCAAAATGCTGCGAATGGTTAAAGAATGTGCTTCGTGGATCATTTACCGAATCTTGTAGATCACGATACATTTGTTGTGGATGTGTTTTTAGAATTGGTGATAAGAAAACTTCAGTTTGTTTGTCATAGATTGCGAAGATGTGTGATTTTGTAGCCATTTGTAATCTCTAGCAGTTTGATCTTTGGGTTAAACCCTCCAGTTGAGCCAGCTTAGCTTGTTCGATTTGCATCTTGCGTAGCCAGTCATCGGTATCATTATCTTCTTGTAGTTGAGCGTTTTCTAATCGTTTATTCCTAACGGTATCCCATAAGTCATAGTCAATTTCTTGCATGAGCTTGTCATAGTATTTGGGTGGTTTCATGGTTTTGCCGTTAATTATGCATTCGTCCCTGGGGTATATTTCTTTGTAGTTTTTAAGAAACCAGTCTTTTGCTAGGCCAGGGCCGCGAGACATTTGAAGTGTTTCAGGGGTACGAGGGTGTATTTCTCCAGTTTCTTCATTTAGCCAGGAGTAATGATTGTTAAGTGTGAATTGTCCAGTTTCGTCGGGGCATGTGTCCGGTTCAGCTTTTTTTCCCAGGAGTTTTTTTGTTGAATAGCGGGCGACATAAGCCGCAGATTCAAAGGTTAAATTACCAATTAGGCATCCGCCTTTTCCCCAGGCACGCTCAAGTGAAGGTGACATGTAGAGCGGGTGGCCTTTGTTGTTTGTGAAATGTTCTTTGTCTGCGAAGTCAAGACCGAAGTAGATTCCATGGTAATGAGGACGGTGATATTTTTCTCCATATTCTCCGCATAGCATAAAGCGGAAAGGCCCATATTTTTTGCGCATGTTTTTATGGAGTTGTTGAATTTCTTTGTAGTCGATAGACCAGGGGTTTGCTCTTTTTTCTAAACTTTCAGTGTTATATGTGAAAGTAACAAAAGTATTATTATCGTATAGAGAAGATTCATGTACAGCTCGAATCCCCCAGCCTTTGGCTTTGTCGATACGGCAACCCAGGCATTGACCGCAAGCGATTTTAAGCGGGTGTGCCCATTCTTGAGCTTTGTTTTCATCGAAGACTATTCCTCGTTTTCCTGTTTTTGGATTGACGTCCTTGTCGTACCAACAGGTCATGGGTTTTAAGCATGCCATTACAGCCGGATTCCACCACGCATTGGGCCAGGTGAACCATTTTTTCGATGTGGGGTTGATGTTTTTCTAAAGTATTTTTTACTTCTTCCTTTAGACATTGGTTTTCGGTATTTCATAGGTAGTACCTCATATTTTTCTGCATTAGTTTAATCACCGAGTTTGACTCCTGATCTTTTCTCAATATCTCATCGATTTTCGAAAAGGGAGTCAGTCAGACCAGTTAACATCAAGTAGTGTTAACTGGTCTTTTCTTCTTTTCCGGTTTCGGTGGCATCGACCGGAGGAGATTTTGGTTGAATTTTAGGCGATTCAGCGAGCCCTAATTCTACCATTTTTTCGTTGTTTGCCGGGTTGGTTGCGAATTCGAAGAATTGCCCCGGATCGTTGTTGAACATTTGTCGGATATTTGACGGTATTTGCATGAAATTGTCTGTCGCAGAGATGACGAGATTCATGCTTTCTTGGAACTCATTGACTTCTGAGTAGTCGCCATACTGTGCGATTGCCTCGTTAAGGTGTGTGAGAAGCCCTGTGCGGTCATATTTCGGAATAATAAGGTTGACGTCGCACTCATCTTTAAACTCTTGGTGTGTGCGTCCCTGGGCCTGTTCTCCGTTTTCGTCGAGAAATGAGATTGATACACGGTATCTTTGACCGTCGTATGGGGTTTTGAATTTAGGTGTTGTTTTGGCCATTATCGGTTTTTCCTTCTGTTGGCATTACGTTTTGCGCGGGCTGCGTTGTTGTTCATTATTGATTGGGCTTGTTTCGGTGTAATTTTGTGTGCTTTGACTTGTTCTTCTACGATTGAAGCAGCGACAGCAGCAATACCTTTTGCGCTTGGACTGATGCGATCGGCTACGAGTGCAGATTGTAGTACGTCAGAATTTAGAACGCGTTCGTATACGATTTTATCCAGTGAAGCGGCGTAGCCTGCGGATTGTGCTTTGTATTGGATTTGTGCGATTTCAGCGTTTGTCTTTTGAATTGTTGTTGCGACCGCTTGTGTTTGTTTTTCGGTTAGTGGTACTTGCGCTTTGATTTGTTTAATTTGTTCAGCCGTTTGTGCCATTGAAGCTTGAGCGAGAGCGGTATCGTTCATCGATTTACGGAGTTGTGTTGCCGAGTTGACGCCAGCTTGTACGGGATTGCCATATTGGGGAGCCGAGATTGAGCCAGGCATAGGTGCGCCGCCTTGTTTGTAGGCGAGCATTGGATTGATACCTGCTTTTCGCATGTCTTCGACTGCGGTTTGGTATCGAGTTTCAGCAGATTTTTTTTGTATATCGGTTTGTTCGCGAGCCCAGGCGAGTTGATCTTTGTTTATTTCTTTTTGCCAGTCTCCTGCGGTGAAGCCAGCTATTAGATCGCCAAGGCCACCGCCGAGAAGATCGGAGCCGCCAGAGATTAAGTCTTTAGCAGTTGAGGCCCAGCCAGCGTCGCCAGCGCCAGCGGCAGCGGCGGAACCAGCGCCGAGAGCCCCGGCAGCGGTAGCGCCAGCACCGGCAAGGCCAGCAGCAGTTCCATAGATTGTTGCAGAGTCTTTTGAAGGTATGACAGTTGGGAATATCCAACTAGCAGTATCTTTGATTGACCCAAGTGGGTCTTTTACTACGTTTTTGAGTCCGTCGAAAGCATCGTCAAACCAGCCCATGATAGTTTCCTTTTAAGTGATTGCCGGGCAATCCCCTCCCGAACGCTACGCTAATTAGGTCGGGGAGCCCAGGCTAGTTTTAGAAGTGGTCAATTAGACCAGGGACTGAGTATGTAGGCATAGGACGAGTGCATTTCATGCGGACGTATGTATCCATAATGAATTGGGGTTCGTCTTGAACCGCGATTACTCTGTCGATCGGTGGGTTGCTTTCAATAAATGTTGCGTCGAGTACTGGTAAATTGTCGAAGTCCTGTGAGAGGTGCCAAGCGTCCAGGGACTGGGGGTCGGAAGATCGCATTTTTCCGTGAATTGTTGATGGCTTATAGCGATACTCAGCATAACGCTCTTGATAACCAAAAACAGCGTCGTCATTACTATCTCCTTGTGCATAAATTTCGCGGTTGAAGACGGGACTTTCCCCCAGATGTGCGAGCTGGGGCCAGTAAAAGTCCCATTTAGTACGGCGAGACCACATTTTGTTGAGGCCTTGTTGATAGGTAAGATCGGCGTCGATTGATACTAAGCCAATAATTACGCCGTGCTCAGTAAAAGAGCTATTAAAGCCATGTTTTTTAAAGCCACCAGTGCCAATAGCACTAAGGTTACCTTGAGGGCTAGTCGAATCAGTCGCGGACGTTTGTGCAATAGGGTTTACCTGTATGTTAGTTGTTCCACCGCCTAGATATTCAGGGCGTTGAAGTCGTGAATCGGGAGAAGTAACACCGAAGAATCCTCTAACGATTTCAGTATAACGAGAGCCAGAACGGGCTGCCACTTCCATCATTTTTTGCATTTGGAAAGCTTCGCGAAGTTCGTTTACGGTTGCTGCTGTAGCGCGTGATAAGTCAGCGATCATTGGATAATAATCCGAAGAGGTTGCCCCTAATCCTATATCATCTCCTGCTTCTTGTTTTAATAAACGGCCTGTCCCGTCATCAAAGGTCACACCGATTGGAGTACCCGCGGAAGCGGAACCTAAAGGTTGGTCAAGATATACCGGGGATTTGTCGCCTAGTGGTAATGTTACCGAGTCACCTTTTTGGGGCCAAGGCAAGCACGATGTGAAGTAGTCGTGTCTTTTGCCGCGACGTAATAAAGCGTAATCAGTATCAGTATCAGGGCCATCGCCTTTTTCCGTTACTACAGAGTCTTGTAAGTTTTGATCGCGAAACCAGTCATTCCAAATTAGGTTGTATGCGCGAAGGTGTAGGGCATTTACTTTTAGACCATCCACTCCAGTAGGAATGCCCATGTGATCATAAATGGAACCAATAGTAAATCCACCGGCTGGCGCCGTGATTTGAGGAACGA